TCTAAAACCAGTAATAAGTTGGTTGTTTCTAAAAATAAAAAACGTTCAAAACCATTAGAAAAAAAATCTAAATCTGGTGGTAAAAAATCTACAACTTCTTCACAAAAAAAAACAGTAAGAAAACATAGAGGTATTTATCAAGATGGAAACAAAAAGGGTAAATTAAAACCAGGATTTAGATATACTGGTAAAAAGATGAAATCTGGTATTCCAGAAATAAAAGAAACTTAAAAAGAAAAAGAAATAAAATATCTTTTTCTTTTTAAAAATAATTATAATAATCTATATCCGTGCCCAATCAGTCGGCTTAAAATGCCATCCAGCACTTTTACATATCTCCCTCCAAATCTGATCCTGTTTATATAGTTTCTTTCTACATTTAAGAAGGATTAAATATTCAAGAAATTCATTCATACCCTCCAATTCAAATAATTTATAAAACATAAATGTGTATCGCATAATGTTTTTTCTATTTTTTATACCCAATTTTGCCAATGTTTTATTACTAAGTAATTCCATAAATATCTCCTCTGCTTGTAAAAACATTTTAAGCAATCTCTCTTCAACATGTGCTGGTATTTTAGGTGCTGGTCTCCCAGAAATCCTATAAATAATATGCGGTATATGCTCATAATAACTACTTAACTTCAATTTCTTAAGAAATTTACGTAATAATTTAGGTGTTAATCTATTATAATCAGTTATTCTATTTTTCGTTAATTCAGCCTTAATTTTATCAATAATATCTTGTGGTATATTAGTTGATTCTTTGGCTTGGAATTGTGCTAGACAATCCTTAAAATGATGTAGTCGTTGATATGAAAATGTAGACACTTCTGATGTTTTAACATTTGAAGGAACATCACTATCTAAGACTGTATTCTTAATTTGCCCACACTTAGGACAAACATAATACTCTTGCATATCTCCAAGGATAAACTCAACATTACAATCTTGACAAAGAGACATATTATATTCTACGCTATTTGTTTTAGACATTTCATATTTTTCTGGATTAATTCTATTCATATATGATCGAATAATAGTTGTTTGATCATCAAATGATAAACTCTCTAACTCTTTTTTTAAATCAATTATATCATCACCACCATCATTCTCGTCTTCGCTATTATCATCACCAACACTATCACCATTATTATAACCATCATCTCTGTCTCCAATACTAGATGAAGCAATATTATTTGTATTATTACTCATATTAAAATACATAAAAATCCCCTTTTTATTATTTTTATTTTTTGAAGATAACATATCTTTTATGTCTTGATGACGATGTTGTCCATCATTGTCATTTCGAATACCAACACGACTATTACTGTTATTATGACTCTTTTTATTTACACCTCTATCATTAGATGCTTTATAATAACCATATAATGTTCTTCCATTATCTATGAAATACTCATTTTTATTATAATTTAAATTATTAATTTGCTTCTTTAATATCTAATATATCATTCTCTATTTGATGATATTCATTATCTCTAACTGTATTGTTTTTTTTGTTTATTTTTAAGTTTATCTTATTTGCTTATTTAATTTATTTATATTGTTACTATTTGAATCAATGTTTTTTATAATACTCTTATGTTTTGCATCAATTGTTACTCTTTTATCTTTTTCTACTTTTTTTGTATTTTTTACTTTAAACCTTTGCATATACTAAAATTATAACTTGTCAATAACGGTTGTTTACCTAGACAAGTATATTATGTTAAATATATATTATATTAGATTTAATAAGATGTTAAATTAATATTTATTTAATATTTATCAGAATTAAATTAGAATAAATATAGAATAATCTCAATTGAGAACAAAAGATTATTATATCTATATAATATTTGACTATTCTTTATATAATTTTTCTTTAAATTAGTTTAATTTCGTATAAAACGCACATTAAACAATAATATATATAGTATATGATAAATCACCAAGTATCATTTGATTTAATTAATTAAATATTTTATATCTATAAATATTAAAATGGATGAAACAGAATTAAACACATCTATTACTGAAACAGTCAGTGAAAATGAATTAAATGAAATTGGAGAAGGTATTAATCAATTAAATATGGTAACAATACAGAAGATGATATTTATATATAATGCTATTAACTCTGGGTGGACAGTAAGAAAAATTAAGGAAAATAAGTATGAATTTAAAAAACCTAAGAGAAAGATTATACGTAATTTTAAGTTGGATAATTATTTAAAAGAGTTTATAAAACATAGTGCTGATATTGATCAATTAAAAGAAATATAATGGCATTGATACAATCATTAAAAATTAAAATTAAATAAATTAAATTATCAAAAANANANTATTGTGTTTTTGATAATTTAATTTATTTAATTTATTTAATTTTAATTTACGTTAAAATCGAAATTTTTTTTCTTGTTGTATTATATACAACAAATAAAAAACAAACAAATCAATCACAATGGGTGGAGGTTTAATGCAATTAGTCGCTTATGGCGCACAAGATATCTATTTAACTGCGAATCCGCAAGTTACTTTCTTCAAAGTAGTATACAGACGTCATACTAACTTTGCTATGGAAGCAATTGAACAAGTTTTCAATGGTTCTGCTACATGGGGTAAACGTGTAACTGCTACCATCTCACGTAATGGTGATTTAATCCATCGTGTATATTTACAAGTAACTCTTCCACGTGTTTGAATGTGGTGGTTCTACTTCCAACTGTTTCCGTTGGGTCAACTATGTTGGTCATGCTTTGATCAAATCTGTTGAAGTTGAAATTGGTGGTCAACGTATTGATAAACACTATGGTGATTGGTTAAACATCTGGAATGAATTAACTCAAGAACCTGGTCATCAAGTAGGTTATGACAATATGGTTGGTAACACTGCTGCTTTAACTGGTTCAGGATTAAATGTTACTGAAGCAACTACTTTATATGTTCCATTACAATTTTGGTTCTGTAGAAACCCAGGTTTAGCTTTACCATTAATCGCTTTACAATATCATGAAGTGAAAATCATCATTGAATTCAGACAAAAACAAGATTGTTATGTTGCTGCTGGTGATGGTTGTACTGGATCATGTGAAGGTTCAAGTTGTGGTGGATTAGCTCCAACTTGTGGTATATCATATGATGATTCTGTATGTGTAGGTGACTTCCAATCTGCTACCTTATTTGTAGATTACATCTATTTAGATACTGATGAACGTAGACGTTTTGCTCAAGTTTCACACGAATACTTGATTGAACAATTACAATTCACTGGTGATGAATCAATTACTAACACTACTGCTAAGATTAACTTAAACTTTAATCATCCAACTAAAGAAATCATCTGGGTTACCCAAAGAGATGCTGTTACTCAACGTAATGCTAACCAATGGACTAACTACACTGATGACTATGATGTAGATGGTGCTTGGGCTAATAACGGCGCAGGTTGGGGTAATGGTTGTATTGGTGAATTAGGTAACCCAAGTGTTACTGATATGTTAGCAACTAACGTTGAAGCTGGTTATCATTCATCTTCATTCCCATATGTTAAAGTTCCTGGTAATATATTAGGTAATGATTCTCGTACTACTTCTGAAATTGAAGCATTATTAAGTACTGGTGCTAACTTCCCAGAAGGCTTCTCAAATGGTCCATGTACTGATTGTACTTCACCATGTAGTAACATTAATAAATGTGCTAACAATGTACCAACCAACTTTTCTGATAGAACTGACGCTTCACGTGGTTCTGATCATGCTGGTTTAGGTCCAAGAAACGCTGGTAGAAATCCAACTGTTCGTGCTAAATTACAATTGAACGGACATGATCGTTTTCAAGAAAGATTAGGTTCATACTTTAACTTAGTACAACCTTATCAACATCATACCAATGTTCCAGCTACCGGTATCAACGTATATTCTTTTGCATTAAAACCAGAAGAACATCAACCATCTGGTACTTGTAACTTCAGCAGAATTGATAAAGCTTGTCTTCAAATTCAATTCACCAACAAAGCCGCATTAGGTTCTAAAACTCGTGTATACGCTGTTAACTACAACGTATTACGTATTATGTCTGGTATAATTATGCAATACATATTGATAAATTGTTTATCAAATGTATTGATCTCCTGTACCAAAGAATTAATCTGCTATTGACTATGTCAATGGAAAAACAGATTAGTTAGTAAGCTAAGTGCTTGCGATAATCCTAAATTGCAGGAACATCCTAAAGTTCTAACTACCACTTCTATTTGGAAACTTATAGAAGGAACTCGATTAACGATCGAATCCAATGGTAATAAGGTTAGAAATGAACAATGGATAATCCGCAGCCAAACTCCTACGTCCGATATAATAAGGATATGGAGAAGGTTCAGAGACTATAATGGATTAGGGTCGAGAAGTTTAATTAACTTCTATGACACCTTAAGGGATAGTCCGGCCTATATTGAAAAGTATAGGATTAGACCCCGGGGAGGTCTTGCATTCTCAAACTAAGTGTATTCAACATTTATTCAAAGTATTTACTTTATTATGTGTTATTCACTAATTTTCAAACTATATTTTTAAATTAAATATTAAATTTTTAATATTTAATTTAAAAAATCAATTAATTAATCCACACTATCTTTGCGGTGCTTGTCATTCTTTATAATATCAAATAGTTCTTTTTTTCTATTTTCATCTTGACAATCAAAAAACTCAAGACAACACTCTGCTTGCTTCCGCTTAACAATTAGTAAGGGATATATTTTCTTCAAATCCCATTTAGCAAAATCTATTCTCTCCGTCTTCCAACTGATTTTATCATTTGTTCTACCGTGCCCAACATATTCCCTTATTTTTTCCAGTAATTTATAATCATTGGTCTGAGTTATTTTGATATATCCAAACTTGTGCCTAAACTCACTGCTATTTTTCTTTTGGTGTTTCTTCATATAAATACACCCTTCTGCGTCAAATATTCCAGCAATGTATTCCCAATTAATCTTATTATATGGTTTATTATGAGTTTTCTTATAACTTTTATTTAATTTCCTCATTTTTTCCCTTAATTCTACTTTTTTATTTTCTAATCCTTGTAAATTATTCATATAAATGAATTGTTTAGCAATTTGTATTTGCTTCCATTTCATAATTGAGCCAATATCTAAGTATTTTAGAATTTCTTCACATTTTCTTCCACAATATCTCAATGAATACTCATCACGGCAATTCTCATTTTTAGCTTCTCTTTTATGTAGCGTGCCCCCTACAAATATTTGTTGTATTTTATTCAAGATATTAAGAACACATTGGCTAAACTGAATTTGAAGTGATAATCCTTGTGTAATACATATACTACCATCACCGTCAAAAAAACCAGCTAAATAATACGGTGATATTTTACATTCATCTAATTTAAGTGGCGTCATTAGTTTATTAATTTTATTCATTTTATTAATTTTTCTTTTCTCCTTTGCTTTAATATTTCTTTTATTTAGACATATTCTACATATATTATATTTTTTATTATTATTTTCTCGTATATCATTAACTTTTCCGCAATCATTACATCTATTATCGTGATTTACCCCTAATTTCACATATTTTATATGAGTTCCACAGTAATTCCCAGTTTTTTGTTGATTTGTGCATTGCTTACCATCTTTTTTAATAAATAGGCATTTGGGTTTTCTTGAATTAGATACTATACTTGACATTATTACTAATTTAGTATATATTTATCTATTTAAATACTAAATACATTTTTTATAATTTTGAAGTGTTACTGTATTCTTACAATTAACACATCGTTCGCAATCAGAACATGTATGTTTATCAACAGTATGTTGTCTACATTCACGACAATCAGTACATGTAGATAAAGACATTTGTAGAAGTCTTGGCTATAAATCGTATTCAATATGCGTTTTCATTTTCTGAATAATATCAAAAAATATTTCATATTTTTCTTCCAATATTTCATATTTTTTCTGCAAAGAATCATATTCTCTACTCCAAAATTTACGCCAAGTATTTGCTTCTTCTAACTGATTTTTCAACTTATGATTTTCATCAAGAAGTTTTTGATTATTATCTGATAAATCAGATAAATATTTATCAAAAAGTTTTGCTTTCGCATATTTACATAATTGAAGATTATGTCCATTTATATATGTATTAATTGATAAATATGTCCCACAATTATTGGAACAAAGATGAGTTTTATTTTGACAATTTCCACAAATATCATATCGTGTATAGCTTTTTTTACTACCTTTTTTTTTTAATCCAGATGTCGGTGCGAATGTATCTTTTTCATGTATTCCATTACATATAGAACACTGAATATCATCTTCTTGTAATATATAATCATCCCAATCAAACTCTTTTTCTTTTTTTGATTCACTATTATTATTATCTTTATTAGAATCAGATAATTTAGTATCTTTTTCTTTTTTTGATTCTAGAGAAGACATATTTTCAGCATATTTACTGAAAACATCTCAAAAATAAGCAAACAAAATCACTTTTGTTAAGAAAAATGATTAGTTTTATCAATTAAATAAATGATAAATATACTTTTATTGAATTGTATATGTATAGTGATTTTGATTTTTAATATTTAAAAATGCCAATATTTAAACATAATAATACAAGATTTAATCTATCTGATAAAAATTTAAGAGATTTAAAATATTTAATTGCATTATGTATGGGATTTGATAATTATGCAGAAATTTCATAATAATTGGTATTTACCTAATTATTTTATACCAAGAACATTAAATGAAACACCAGAAGAGACACAATCTTATTTTAATAATGATGAACCATTATATAATAATATGTGCAATGATATTAAAGAAAAAATATTTAAATATCAAAATAAGGATACACAATCGATATTATATAAAATATTTTTTGAATTTGATGTGAATCAAATATATCATCAAGAAAATAAAAGATTTATATATTCAAGTGAAATTAAATGTCTAATTACAATATATAATATTTTAATAGATAAATATAAAAATTCATTTAATAAAACATTAATTCAATTATTACCATTTATGAAATATTTAGAGACATACGCAGATGATATGTTGTATTATTAAATGTTAAGTGAATTTGAATCAGATTTATCTGACGATAATACTTTATCAGAACCAATTAAATCAATTTACAGTAATATGT